GGGTACCCCGTACTCATGTCCAAATCGCGTGAAATATAAAATTCGTTATGTCACCACCACCATATTTTTAGAACTATGAAACCGAAGCAGAAAACCGCCCCGGCACCGAAGACGGCCGACAGTCTCGAAACCTTGGCCCGCCTGGTGGGGCGGAACATCCGCACGATCCAACGGTACCGGAAAGACCCGGCGGCACCGCGGCCCAACAAGTCCGGTCGGCACAACGTTCGCGCATGGGTCGCATTCCTGGCAGCGCACGGCCGCGACGCCAAAGCGTCGGACACGCCGGAGCTTGTCGCGCTGAAATTGCGCAAGCTGCTTGCCGAGGTCGAGGAACGGGAGCTCAGACTTGCAGTCAAGCGCGATGAATACGTGTCGCTGGCAGAGGTGAAATCTGAAATCACGACTCTTGTCGGGCAATCCATCGCTGTTCTGCGGGCCAAGTTCGAGAATGAGCTACCACCGATCCTGTCAGGCATGGACGCCATTGGAATTCAGGAAGAATGCCGCAGGGCGATTGACGAAGTGTGCGCCGTGCTGCACGGCATGGAATGAAGGCCCTGCATGACATCTACCGCGAGGCATGGCAGCCACCCGACCGGCGACCACCGTGGGAATGGTGCGAGGACCACATTGAGGGCATCCCATACTCGCCCAACCCTGGTCGATTCCGTTCGGAAAACTCACCATGGATCAGGGACGTGATGGAGGCCATCGTCGATCCGCGAATCCGCCTGGTGTCTATCATCGCGTCGGTACAGTCGTCCAAGACCACCGCACCGGAACTTGCCCTCTGCTACATCGTGGCCAACATGCCGGGTCCAACATTGTGGCTCGACCAGACCGACGACGATGCCAAGGACCATTCCGAATCCCGCCTGCAAAAACTGTTTGAGGAGTGCCAGCCCGTCCATTCGCTTTTTCCGCTTGGGGCGAACCGGCACAAGCGCAAAACCTCATCCATCCAATTCGACAACGGCATGACGCTCTGGGTTCTCGGGGCGTCCAACAAAACCAACCTGCAGCGCCGTTCAATCCGCTGGCTCATTGGCGACGAAACATGGCGCTGGCCGGTCGGCCACATGGCGGAAGCCGAGGCCCGGGTAACTGCCTTCGGCTGGCTTGGCAAATGCGTCTTCATGAGCCAGGGCGGCGAGGAAGACGACGACACACATCGGAAATTTGAGACGACCGACATGCGAGAATGGACGTTCGCATGTACCGAGTGCGGGCACCGCCAAGCGTTCAAGTGGGAGCAGGTCGAGTGGAGCAAGGACGCGAAAGACGACGACGGGAACTGGAACTTCGAACAAGTCAGGAGCACAACGGCCATGCGCTGTGCGGCGTGCAATCACTATTTCGACGACGCCGACAGGACGCGCCGGATATTGAACGCATCTGGCAAATTTGCGCGGACGAACCCGGCGGCCTCTGTCGAGAATGTAGGTTTTCACTGGAACGCCATGTGCTCCATGCCATGGGGGCAACTCGCCGAACTCTACCTGCGGGCCAAGGCGGCGGCGCGCAAGGGCGATGTGAGCCTGCTCCAGCAGTTCTATCAGAAGCGGCTCGGGCTGCCATGGCGCGATTATGTCGAGGATTACAAGGTCGAGATTACGAAATCCGGCTATAAGCTGGGAGAAATCTGGGCGGATGAAGAGGGCGCCATCGACCCGCGGTCCGGAGGTGTGATGGCCGCCCCTTTGCCGGATCGCGCGGGATTGATCCCCCTGCGGGTCATCACGGTGGACTGTCAGATTGACCACCTTTTCGTGGTCGTCCGGTCATGGACGGCGGAAGGATCAAGCCGCCTGGTGTGGAACGAGCGCATTCTGACCTTCACCGACATCGATGTGCTGCAAGAGCGGTTCAATGTTAATCCCAGCTTGGTGTTCCTCGACGCCGGCCACGCCACCTATGACGTCTATCGGGAGTGCGCCAAGCGGGGCTGGGTGGCGCTGATGGGGGACCGCCGGCCGGTGTTCGCGCACAAGGGAGCCAACGGGAAATCAATCCAGCGGTTCTACTCGCCGCGCCGCAAGGTGGTGCTGACCCGCACCCAAGCATGCAACGTCCACTACTGGTCCAATCTCAACATCAAGGATACCCTCGCCCGCCTGCGCCGCAACCAGGATCCCGACAAGGGTCCGACGTGGGAAGTCCCAGACGACGCCTCCGAAGATTATCTGAGCCAGCTCGAAAGCGAGCACCGGACCAAGGAAAAGGGTCAGTGGTCATGGAAGCAGATAGGCGCGCGACCGAATCACTACTTGGATTGCGAGGCCATGCAAGCCGCCGCCGCCACCATGCTGAAAATCGTCGGGAGAGAGTCGGTCACCGCCCCTGTTGACACCCGGAACGAATCATGAGCGCACCACTTATCGCCATCTGCGTCGGACACAGCCGGCTCATCAAAGGAAAAATAGAAGGCGGCGCCGTCGCTGTCGATGGTACCAACGAGTGGAAGTTCAACTGCGTTCTCGCCGGCTACGTTTGTTCCGATCTTGGCAGGCTGGGGATCACGTCTGTTTGCATCACTCGCTACGAGGGGGATGGCTACTCTGCCGCGCAACGGTGGCTCGCCAGTGAGTTGAGGCGGATCGGCGCCGCGGCCGCGCTCGAATTGCACTTCAACGATTCCGACAACCCGAAGGCCAACGGCCATGAAATGCTCTACTGGCAGACTTCCGCGCGCGGCAAGGCTCTGGCGGCATCCATCGATGCCCAGTTTGACCGCTACATCCCCGAGATCGCCGACCGCAACCTTCTGGCCAGAACCGACAAAAACCGCGGTGCTGACTTTCTCGGCAAAACGCATTGCCCCGCCGTCATCGTGGAGAGCTTTTTCGGCTCGAACGCGGACGACTGGCAGGACGCGAAGATTTACCTGCTAACCATCGCGAAGGTAATCGCGTTCGGGATCCGCGATTGGCTGGCCGCTGATTCGCGGCGTTGACACCCGTCATCGTGCATGGCGCGAGGTCTTTTCATCACTGGTTTCACGGTCGCCGAGGTTCTGGCCATCCAGGCCCGCGCAAAGGCGATGCTGTTAGAGGGCAAAACCATCATGAATTGGAGCGACGCCGAGACGTCGGCTGCAAAACAATTCGTCATGCCGGTCGACCAGGTGCTCGACGAGTGCCGATACGCGTTAAAAGTCCTCGACCCTGATACCTACGGCCGTTCTCGCTTCTCCACCGTTTCCAGAATCTCTGGCTACCTGCCCAAATGACCCTCAAATCGATCCTCGCCAGCCTGTTGCCGCCGATACTCACGCCCACGGCCTGGTCAACCACCTTCGAGTCTGCCAATTCTTCCCCGCGCAGGGGAGAGGTTCCCGGCGCCTATCCGACTGACTCGAAAAAGGAACTCACGCAATGGGTGCGGGCTGAACTGGTCCGCAAGTCGCGCTACCTGCACAAGAACAGCGGATTTGTCAGAGAGCTGGTTGGCAACATGGCGCTCTACTCGACCGGCGACGGCATCCGCGTGCAGGCCCAATCTTCCAATCCTGATTGGAATCTGGCAGCAGAGGAATACTTCGACATGTGGTCAGCCGGATGCGAGGTCACCGGCCGTTTCTCTTTCGAGGAATGCCAGTCACTGGTTTGCCGCGGCGTCGACATTGACGGCGAATACTTCGTTCACAAAACCCGCAACCGGGCCGGCGAGCCCCGCCTGCAATTGCTGGAATCTCACCGGATAAGCGGCGATTGGAACGCGGCGTCCACCGATGGCGTCACCCTCGACGCGTATGGCGCGCCCATCTCCTACTGCGTGCGGCAGGACGACAACACCGGCACGGAAATCCCCGCAGCTGCCATGCTGCATATCTTCGAGCCGGAATGGGCGAGCGGAGTCAGGTCACATCCGACCATCCAACATTCCATCAACCACGTCCTCGATGAAATCGAAATGCTGGCGCTGGAAAAACACGCGGTCAAAGACAACTCCGACGTGTCCCGCGTCATCACGACCGAGCGCGGCGAGATTGACGAAAACGGGGACTTCATAATAACCGGAGAGGCGGGTGGCGAGACCGCCGACGCCAGCGACCCTGCCGCGCTGCAAAAAATCGTTGGCGGCAAGATGGTGGCGCTCAAGCCAGGCGAGAAAATCGAAAGTTACACCAGCAACCGGCCATCTCCAACATTCACCGGATTCCTCGAGCACATCCGCCGCGACTCCGCTCTTGGCGTCCTGCCGTATGAGTTCGCCGCGGATTCCAGCAAGGTCGGCGGGGCGGGCGTGCGGCTCGTGGTAGCCAAGGCTGACAGGCGATTTTCATACCGACAGATGATTTTGGAACGCCGGCTCATACGCCCGGTGTGGGCCTACGTCATCGGCGACGCCATCGCCCGCGGAATCCTTCAGCCTGCTGCTGGATGGTGGAAAATCACCACCGTCCCGCCCCGCCGCATCACTGTCGACGCCGGCCGCGAAGCCCAACAGAACCGCGCCGACGTGGAAATGGGACTCAAGACCCTCACCGACCACTACACCGAGCTTGGTTCCACTTTCGCGCATGAACTCGAACGCCGCGCGCAGGATGCGAAGCTGATCGTAGAGACGGCCGCCAAGTACGGCGTCCCGGTGGATATGCTGTGGAAGCCGACCGGAAGCCCCATATCCCCGGCGCTCCCCGAAGAACCCCCGCCCGGGCGTTGACATCTCGCAGGGTACATGACCCCCGCGTTTCTCCAATCCCGCGAATGGCTGATTCTGCAGGAATCGCTACAGGCGATGGCTTGCGCCTCTGAGGCGTTCTTCTCTTTGGAAATTCCCTCCAAGCCAAAGGCGTCGCTCCTATCCGTTTCCAACGGAGTTGCCACCATCGACATCACCGGGCCGCTCATGCGCAACCCCGACGCGTTTGATCGTTACATGTTGGACGCCACCGACATGAACGACATCCAAGAGGCCATCGACCAAGCCGGCAGCCGGCCCGACGTGCATTCCGTCATGCTCAACATCGACAGTCCTGGCGGCACCGTGCAGGGAACACCGGAACTCGCTGCCGCCGTCGCCGATCTCGGCGAATCCAAGCCGGTATACGCGTTTTCGTCCGGCCTCATGTGCTCTGCCGCCTATTGGATCGCCAGCCAGGCCAAGGCCATCTATGCCACCCCATCCGCCAGGGTGGGAAGCATTGGCGTCGTGCTGGCTGTGGTCGACCAGAGCGAGCGGTTGGCGAAAGCGGGGGTCAAGGTCGAGGTCTTCACCAGCGGAAAATACAAGGCCATCGGCCACTCTGCAAAACCCATGACGGACGAGCACCGAGCGCACGTGCAAAGCCAGATTGACGACGTGGGAGCTGACTTCCGCCAGGCCGTCACAACGCGGCGAAACGTGCCGGCCGACGCCATGGAAGGTCAGGTTTTCAGTGGAAAAAACGCCGGCAAGGTCAAGCTCATCACCGCCACGGTCAAGAACGCCGCAGATGCCTATCAGCGACTGGCACAACTCCCTCGCGGTTGACACCGCACCAACCACCGTGAATCCGACCATCGAACAAGAACTCGCCACCGCCAAGGCCGACCTGGTTAAATTTCAGGCTGACCACAAGGCACAAACCGACCTCCTAACCGAAGAGTCCACCAAGCTCGCCGCCGCGCTGGCCGATGTCACCAAGCTCACCGAAGAGAAGACCAAGGTCGAAGGTGACCTGGCCGCCGCGAACGCGGAACTCGCCAGCGAGAAAACGAAAGTCACCGGGCTGGAAGCCAGCCAAAAGGACTTCGACACCAAGGTTCAGACCGAGCTCGCCCGGCTCGCTGCCGCCACCGGCACCCAGACCCCCGCCAACGTGACTGCCGCTGGTACCAACCCCGACGCCTTCGCCGGGAAATCCGGCATCGAGCTCATGCAAGCCGCATTCGACGCAGATCTCAAAAAGTGATTCGATAGATAATCTCAATCTTCATACCAAAAAAACAACACCATGGCCTATCTCAATCTACTCGACCTAACCAAGCTGCGCGGCCACGCCCGCGAAGTCGGTATCATCGAATCCATCGTCACCGCAGCGCCTGAGTTGGCCATCATCCCGGCCCGCACCATCTCCGGGACGTCCTTCAAGACGGTCGACCGCACAGCGCTGCCCGCCACCGGGTTCACCACCGCCAACGCCGGCATTGTTCCCGGCAAATCCTCGTTCGCGACCAAGCTCGTGGAATGCTTCATCTTCCGCGGTGCCATCAATGTCGACGAGGCCGTCGCAATGGCGCACGAAGACGGCCCCGCCGCCCTGCAAGCCATCGAGGCCGATGGCGTCGGGCGCTCTGCCGGCATCGAAATCGGCAAGCAAGTATGGTACGGGCTGGACGAAGACGCCAACGGCTTCCCCGGCATCCGCTCGCTATGCCCGACCGACATGAAGGTCGATGCCACCGGCACCACCGCCACCACCGGATCTTCCGTCTTTGGCGTGAAGTTCGGCCCACAATTCGTGCAGCTCGTCTTCGGTGGCGGCTCCACCATCCGCCTGCCCGAGTTCCGCAAACAATCCGTCACCGATGCCAACAGCGGCCAATACGACGCGTTTGTTTCCAACCTGACCGCATGGGTTGGCCTGCAATGCGTGCATCCCTATGCCATCGGACGCCTTTACAACTTGACCGCCGACAGCGGCAAGGGCCTTACCGACAGCCTGCTTGCCGACTTGCTCGCCAAGTACCCGGTCGGCTTCACTCCTGATGCGTGGTTCATGACACGCCGCAGCCGCACCCAGCTCCAAAAGTCGCGCACGGTCACTCTGACGGGCAATGGCAGCCGCGGTTCAGTCGGCTCGGAAACCGGCCTCATCGCCCCGCTTCCCACCGAGGCGTTCGGCATCCCGATCATCGTCACCGACAACTTGCTCAACACCGAAACCCTCGGCGCAGCCTGATCCACCACAGAATAACCGAACCCAATCCATTACAACATCATGGCAAACACACATTCACGGATGATTCGCGACGCCGGCCTCACCACCGCCGCCAAGGCGATGCACACCACGAAGGCGGATGGCGCATCCATTGACCTCGGGCAGGTACTCGGCGGGCTCATCGAGGGCTGCGTCTGCGAGCTCGTATCGAGCGCATCAGATGCCACCACCGGCAAAATCTGCACCTACAAGTTGGAGGACAGCGCCGACAACTCGACATTCGCCGCCGTCGACCCAGCGGTGACCACGACCATCACCGCGGCGGATTCCGCCCTGGCAGCAAAGACGGTTCTTTTCCGTCTGCCGCCCAACGTGAAACGTTACATCCGCATTGCGCAGACCGGAGACACGCTGGGCACAGTTACCGGTACATTCACCCTCGCCGTTCTCACCTGATTCTTGCTGGTTCGTCTGAATTGTTACTGTTAGGGGAAGGCCCGCCGCTCGTCACGGCGGGCCTTTTTTTTGACATGTTCGCCCAGGCATGAGCCTGGAATCAGAAATCGCCGCAGACTTCGAATCGCTCGCTGCCGAACACGGAGTGTCAGTGACGTGGATGGGCATCACCTTTTCCGCGATGGTCAGCCGCGCGAGGCTCGACCAACAAATCGACATCGGCGGATTTGTCAGCTCGTACGACATGACTTTGCGGGCGCTCAAAGCGTCATTCAGCGCCGCCCTGCCGGAAATTGGCGACATCATGACAGTGGACGGCACCGCGTACCGGTCGACTAAAATTTCCAACCATCCCCGCTCCCCGCTCCTGCTCATAAACCTGTCCACGCCCGATGAGTGACGTCAGGATAACCGCCACCATGCACGGCGCGAGTAATGTCGCCCGCCTGCTGAGCCGTCACCCCGAGAAGATCGGCCGCACGCTGGAATCGCTGGTCAAACAGGAGGCGCGCGGGATGGCCGTCGAGCTCGCCCGCCACACCCGCCCGTTCGGGTTCGGGGAATCCGCCAAGGCGCGCGGCGAAAAGGCCGTCAGGGCCGACATCCACCGCGTCTACAAGCCGCCGGCCGAAGCGTATGAGCAAATGAAGAAAGTGGATCCTGCCCTTGCTGATAGGTTTTGGGCAGCTGTCACAAACCGCCGGTTCGTCAAGGCCAACAAGGTGATGCAGGATTCGTCATCGCCGATGCACGGCGTCTCCATGGGTAGGCTCGACCCATCGCTGCACAAGTCAGCCAGAACCGGCCCGCACGCCAATGTTCCGCGCCGCACCAAGCCGTCACAAATCGTCACCAGCCAGACCGCTATCGACTCTTACGCGAAAAAGAAATTGCGAATGGTCGGCTTTGCCAAGGCGTCGTGGATCAACTGCGCCAAGGCCATCGGCGGGCGCGTCCGAGGTGCCGCGCAATGGGCCACTCGGCACAAAAAAGCCCCCGGCACCGCCACCGTCAAGACTGGTGCCAACCCATCGGTGACGCTGATAAACAGCCTCTGGTACATCGACCAGGTATGCCCGGTATCTTCCGTGGAGATGGCGCTGAAGAGCGCGTCAGAACGCTTGCGCAAGGCGCTGGCACATTCCATGGCCGCTATTGCGAACCGCACCAACGCCGCCCTGCGCCGCCGCGCCGGTTGACGCGCGCAACAGGCCATGCCACTGATCGAAGACGCGCTGACAGAAAACCTCAGGGGATGGATGGAAACCAACCGCCCCACCGGGATACCGACCACCATCCCCATAATCATATCTAACCGGGATGCAGTCAGAACCCGCCCGTGCATCGTGCTGGAAGCGCCGGAATCCAAGCGCGTCACCGCAATGCGGCAGACCGCCCGCGTCAAGCTCGACGTCCATCTTTTCTCCCAGGCGCACGACACCACCGCCGCCGATCACGGCGTGATTGCCAAGGACATCGAGGACATGTTGGACGCCAAGACGGCGATCCAGACCGATCTCAACTCGACCACGTTCAAGTTGCACGACTTGATCCTGCGCGAAACCTCGACTGTCCCAGACGAAGATCACGGCCGCGAAACCGTGCTGAGCTACGAGGCGGTCGTGTCCGCCGCATAGTTGACACCGACGTAAAAGCATGGCTGCAACCGAACTTGGGACTGTGGGGATTTGGGGCATAGGCGCCGACGAAACCGGCATCCTCATCACCGATCATTCATTTGATTTTTCCGACTCTGAAAAGCTGGTCCTCGACAGGAGCGGCGAAATCATCGGCATGGGACTCTATCAACCCAAGATCGAGTGCAAAATTTCCGGTCTGGTGCCGTCGGCATCGGCATTCAGCGGCAAGATCGCCGCCGCGCTCACCCTCGCCAACGCTATCCCCGATCACGCGCAGGCATCGTCCGGCGGATCGACCATTCTCCGCACATTGAGCCGCTCGGCGAACAATGAGGATTGGGAGAAGATCGAACTCGGGGCTGTCCATTACGCATCGCTCACCATCGGAACGTAACGCCGGCACCCAACCCCCAACCCAGATATTAGATGTCCTCTGTTTTTCATATCTCCGGCACCGCCACCGCGAACACCGCGCTCGCCGCCGCCCTCACCGCGGTTGGCATTCAGCTGGCGGAAAAGCCGTTTATCAAGACCGTGGGAGACGGCATTTTCAACGAACGCACCATTTGGTTTTTCGAGCCCGCCAGCCCGTGCGGCAAGTACAAGACCAAGGAACTCATTGCCGCATGGAGCGATGACGCCTGGCACGCCGCCAACCCCGAACACCCGTTCGCCTACATCAAGTGCGCGCTCAGCAACCGGGAACGCCTGGTCGATAAAGTCAAGCAGGGCGTGCCGCTTGCCTGTGTCAGACGCAAGGGCAAAATCGCTTTCATCCCTCTCAATGCCGACCTGCGCACTGAAGAATTATTCATGCGCCAGCTCTGACAGAATCACCCCCCCCAGATCCCATGAACGATACCGATAGATCCTCGCTCCTGTCAGGAGCATTCCACGACGTCGAGACCATCGTCGGAGGCCACGTCATGCGGCCCCTTTCCCTGGCCACTTATGACGTCATGCTGCGCACCGGCAACCCGCTTGCGGATGGCGACATGCCAGCCGAAGGCACGCCGGCATTCTCCGGTGCCATCATGGGCTTTATCTACGCCCACTGCGGCCAATGGGTCGAAGTGGTCAGAGCCTCGTTCGACAACCAATCGTTCCGCGAGGCAGCGCTGATTTTCTGCGGTGACCTCACCCCGGGCGACTTCCAGACCGCGTTCAAATCCCTCGAGCGCCAGAGCAAGGACTTGGAAGCGGCGCAAGCCGAAGCCGTAGGGGGCGGCAGCCGCGCAAAAAAGCCACGGCCTGCGACGAACCGGGATTCATAGCGGCGCACATCTTCTCCCTCGCCGCGGAAACCGGATGGACCGAGGAACGCATCATGTTCATGCCCCTGTCACGACTGGCACAATATCAGCATTGCCTGCTGCGCAGGAGTGGCACCAGGACCGCGTGGGCCAACTCGCTGATGCCAGAGAGCCGCCTCGGCCTCAAGGAGCAGATGGAGACACTCAGGGCGCAATGGATGGGCAAGGTTGACTCGGCACCAGAAGCATGAGCTCGCTAACCGTCACACTCGGGGCTGACATCTCCTCGCTGAAGCGCGGCCTGGCATCCGCCACGTCGCTTGTCGCTGCATCCGCATCCCGCATGGGCCGGACTGTCGGCGCGGGACTCGCCGGGCTGGGGAAGGCCGGCATCGGTGCCGCGCTGGCTGGCGGAGCCGCCGCAGTTGGCATCGCCGCCAAGTCCATCTCATCCGCTGCCGATTTTGAGCAGACCAAGGTGGCGTTCACCACCCTGATAGGCGACGCCGCCAAGGCGGAACAGACTCTTGCGCAACTGCGCAAGCTCGGCGCGGAAACCCCGTTCGAGTTTCCCGAATTGGCAGACGCCGGCCGCAAGCTCATTGCCTTCGGGGAGGGCTCTGATACCGTTGCCGCCACCCTGCGCAAGATCGGCGACGTGTCGGCCGGCGTGCAAGCACCCATCAGCGACATTGCCGAGATCTACGGCAAGGCGCGCGTGCAGGGCCGCTTGTTCGCCGAGGACATCAACCAACTGACCGGGCGCGGCATCCCGATCATCGGCCAGCTTGCCAAGCAGTTCGGCGTGTCAGAGGGCGAGGTCAAGAAGCTCGTAGAATCCGGCCAGGTCGGCTTCCCGCAAATCGAACAGGCGTTCACATCCATGACCGGCAAGGGTGGCAAGTTCGCCGGCATGATGGAAGCGCAGAGCAAAACCACCAAGGGACTGTTTTCCTCGCTCAAGGACTCCATCAACGAAGCGTTTCTGGCGCTCGGCACTCCAATCAACGATGCGATTCGCCCGATGGTGGAACAAGCAATAGGCCTCGTGTCGAAGCTCGCCCCGCTGGCCGCCGATGCTGGCAAGCGCGTCAAGGAGGCCATCATGTTCGTCATCGCCGCCTTCAAGAGCGGGCAGATTCTCGACCTCGTTACGGCATCCCTGCAGCTCGGCTTCGCTGTGGCGATCAACTCGCTCATCAACGGCTTCCGCGCCGCCGTGTCATTCCTGTTCTACTTCATCAGCGACGGTGCCATGTGGAAGGGGCTCGGGACCATCCTGCTAGGTCTGGCTTCCAGTTTCGGCCTCGCCATTCTAAGCGCGTTCGAGATGCCGATTACCTATCTCAAGGCCGGTATCGAGTGGGTCGTCGCGCACATGCTCAAGGGACTGGCAAAAATCCCCGGCATGTCCAAGCTAATGGGGTTTGAGTCTCAGGACGTGGACACGAACTTTGGGAACATCCTGGCATCCAACAAGGCGGAAGGCGGCAAGCTGTTTGGCGTGGACTACAAGGATTTGCAGCGGGAGAACAACCGCCTGATTGAGTCCGGGGCATCGGGCCTCGGAACGAGCGCGGCCAACGCTGCCAAGAAAACTCTCGCCTTCGGGTTCACCGATACCATCGACACCACCGGCCTGCGGAACAACATGGGCAACGTGGTGCGGACGATTCAGGAATCCATGCCCAAGCCGGAAGCGCTCAAGAAGGCAGCCGACGCAGCGAAGGGAACGACCGACACCACCAAGAAGGACAAGGTTTCCGCCAGACTGGAACCCTTGGTTTCATCGCTCGGCAAGGTCGGCGGCGGCGGCTACGGATCGGGCGCCCTCGACGCGCAGCGCGAAAACAACCGGCTCACCGGGCGCACGAACGACCTGCTCACAGATCTCAACAAAAACGTCGGCAAGCTCGGCGGCCGGCCGCTGGTGGCCACATACGGTTAGACTGAAATCATGGCAACCCACATCAACATCCTCCCCGGCACGCTCTACCCGCAACCCGGCGCCACAATCCAAGTCGACAAAGAAGGCAAATGGACAGCCACGGAGGTGTATTTGTGCCACCGCTTATCGGCAGTGGCACTGATGCCGCGCCCTGGCACCGCCCATCCCGAGATCAGCTTTATCGAAGTCGCCACCGCATCCATCAATTACGGCGAGGGCGACGTTGCGGAAATTACCTGCCAATACGCCGGGGCCGAGGACAAGGATCCCGAGGACGAAAAGAAGAATGCCGTCTATTCCATGGGGCTGTCAGTGGGCGAGGAAAATATCCTGCTTTGCTACCGCTACAAGGATTTAGTGACGTCGGAATTGGAAGCGCTCAAGGGCCTCATGGCCGGCAAGGACAAGGACGACCAAACCGTCACCCTGCGCTCGAAGGTGACCAGCACGCGTGGCTTGGAAGCGCTCGCCAAGATCGACCGCGGCCAGACATCCTACTATTGCCCGAAAATCACCTGGCGCGAAAGCTGGGTGCGCAACCGGCCGGTGGAAGCCGCCGAACTCAACAAGATCGGCAAGATCGACACCCCGCTCGGCCCGGCCCCAACCCTGGCAGGAACCCGCAACTGGCTGCGCAACGGCTGCACCCAGGAGCAGGACGGCAAGGCGTTCAAACTCGAACTCGAATGGCTCGCCAGCAATGAGGAAGGTTGGGATCCCAATATCTACGCCTGACCGCATGAAATTACCCGACAAAAAGAAGCCCGGCGACGTCATCAAGGCGTCGGATTGGAACGCGCTCATAGACGCCCTGGCAGCCCGCACGCCACGTTCCGGCACCGGCCTGGCAATGTCGGAGTCGTCAGGAGGTTTCGCCTACTCGCTGCCAACCCCGCTCGGGCAACTCCCGAAGGGGCAGCCGCCATTCTCCGTCATCGCCATCGAGAAAAGCGGCAACAGCTACCTCGTCACCATCAAGGAGGGGTGGGTCATCGAGCGCCAACCGAAGACAGCCTCCCACCCGCATGTCAAGTTTCACATGCCCGAGTATGACGGCGATCCCATCGATACGATCCCGCGCATCCGACTCACCATGGCGGTCAATGACATCGCGTGGTGCCGGTACAAGACCGATGACCGAGGGATTGTCACGTCCGAGAAGCCGACGATTGAGATCGAGCCAGATGACCAGAATGGCGCCCACTACTGGCCGCCGGACCCTGCCGGATCAGGTGGGGATGGCGACTACTATGTGAAGCTGTTCAAGCTGACCCTGGCGGATGGATCACCCTATATCACACCCTATCAGCAAAGCGACATCGAGCATTCGGCGCAACTGTGGTTCGGCCAGAACACGGGGTCCGGTGGCGGCATCTTCAAGGAACATGACGAGGCCACCAACACGTTCAAGTTCCGATCCGTCCGGGGCGACTACGGCATTGTCGAGCACCAGGACGCCGACGAGGTGTCGCTCGATTTCCACGCAGAGAACAAGGGTGCCGGCGCCCCCGTGTACGTCTTGCCACTCCTCAACGGGCAGCCTGACCCCAACCCGCCGGACGGCCCCGCGCAGTTCCGCGGCATTGCCGCCCGTGCATCCAACCCGCAGGTGCACGTTGCTTGCACGCCTGTTGCCGGTGTCCTGCCTGACACGATAACCGTGGAAGGGAACGGGGTTGTCGGCGCAATTCAGTGCATCAACGAAGACACGTCCACCACCACCCTTGTTGCTTGGGATGACGGACTGATGACCACCCATGGCAATGTCATGCTCAAGGTGCAAGAGTTCATGGTCTGCATATCCGGCACCCCCACTGCGGTTAAATTCCTCGTTCTCGACTGATGGCCCACCTGATCGTACCAATGTCATTCGACGGGGATCTCTATTGCTGCGATCCCGACACGCGGCGCACCACCGCCCTGCTGAGTGGCGACGCCGCGGAAATCGCCGCGAGCGAGTGGGAGGTGTTTCACGCGACGGCGTGGGGAGATCCCGTCACCAACCCGAACGCATACAGCACCGCAACTTCGACCGGGGCCGTCAAGTTCGGCGTGTGCTGCGCCTCAGAAGTGGAGCTTGAACTGACCGGCCAGATGGAAACCCTCGGCAACAGCTTCGATTGGATAGAGGTCAAGCTGAACGGCACCCGGGTGTACTTCCAAGCCAGCGTGTCCTCCAGCAACGACCCGTGGGACACCGAGGCTGTCGGGCCGGTCACCGTGACCTTGGAATTGACCGACCGCCCGTGCGGTCACGTCATTGAGATCCTCGGCAGCACCGGGATAAACGGCGGGCTTACCGCCAACAACGACGTTTGGTGGCGGGCCAAAATCGTCTCAATTATTTGACACCCGAACAAATACCGTGAAGCTCTACATCGACCTCGAAAGCCGCGAACTCATCGAAGCCCCGGGATTCCGCAACCCCGTGACGACTCTTCGGTTCAAGCGCGGCGATTCTGCGAAGCTCGAGGTCGCGTTTCTGACCGACCGCACGACCTACACCTCTCTCGGCGATGCCGAAGCGATAACGATGCGCTTCGGCGTCAAGCAGTCCAACCGCTTCGACCTCGATTTCCTCGCCTACTGTGCCGACTGGATCATGCCGGGAGAGGAAGACGTCAGTCCCGTTTACGTGTGCTACCCGAGCTTCAACACAGCGGGACTCGACGCCGCGCTGGACGTCGGAGAGAACCCCGAGATTGCATCACTGACGCTGATGGGCGAAATCACATGGAGCGTGGGGGATGGCGAGCCGACCAGCACGCGCACCTTCGTTGTCATCGTGGAAAACGACGTCATCCGGGGCAACGAGTCCGGCCCGTCTGGAATCACCGCCGGCATCCCGACTAACGCCACGCTGGAGATTGCGGGAACGCTGTCTCCTGATGTCACCGGATTTGTCGATTGCTATATCGACACCGATGGCAATCTAGCATTCACCGAGGGTGCGATTGTCTATTCCGATGTTAGCTATACCGGACCAGCCATCGTCAACAACATGGCAACTGGAAAGTGGAGCATTTACGACGTCACTGCCGGCGTTGCCGCAGCTGCCGGCTTCTCCAGCATCGAGACTGTTCTGGTTGCTCCGACTCCGAATCTGGCAACATGGACCAATGTTGGTGGATCGACCGGAACGTCAGAGGTGACGATAAAGTACGCTCCAACGTCCGGTCATGTCGGAACGATGAAGGTCGCCGCGGGAACGCTCTACGTCTGCGTGCTCTCCCCCTCCGGAATGGCAACCTGGCAAAAGGCCACGCTATCCGCCCACAACCTGTTCTTGGAAATCAGCCCGCCATAACAATTTTGCGCAACACACCATGGCCGCCGAAAAACTCAATCTAGATATAACCAAGGGCACGTCCTACGGCCCCGTGCAAATCTCCTGCACCGACGCCCTCGGTGCTCCCGTCCCCCTTGCCGGATGGAAGGCATTCGCGGAGGCGAGAAAAAGCGTAAATGGCATCGTCGTGCTCGACTTCGCCCCGGTCATTGCCGCCGACGATGCAGCCGGCCTCGTGACCTTCCCGGCGCTGGCCTATGCCGCCACCGCCGCCCTGCCGGCCGGATCGTTCGGCTGGGACGTCATCCTCGAAACCCCCGCAGGAATCCGCCTTGAACCGTTTCTAGCAGGAGTGCTGACCGTCACTCCGATCAACACCCAAAAAGCATGAGCGAGCCGGTCAACTACAGCGTCGTCATCACCACCACCTCGCCCATCGTGGCGGTGAAAGTGGCCATCGGCAGTCCCGTGCAGGCCGCCGACATCGCGTCCGCCATCCATGCCGCCACCGCCGTCACCACCCCGGCCGATGCCGACGAAGCAGGGCTGATCCTCTCGGCCGCCTGGCCGCTGCGGAAAATTACCTGGGGCAGCATCAAGGCATGGGTAAATGGATTTCTGGGAGCCGCCGCCCAGCTCAATGTAGGCACGGCATCCGGCACCGTGGCCGCAGGCAACGATTCGCGCATCCTGCTAGGCGCGAGCGCAAAACAACCCGGCACGACCCTCGCGCATTACGGCATCGCCGACGCTGCCCGTGCGCCTGAGAAAAAATATTATCCATTTACTGCTGTGGTTGGCGGCCTATATCAGTTGGAAGGCGAAGTTGTTGCGACTGTCTTTGACCCCATAGGCACCCCAACAACTGGGGACAGTTACGAGGTAATCGTTGGCAGCACCAGTGCTGGTACGCAATTCAATGGCATAGGAACACCATATTATCCATCCCGCTTCCCCATCCGCAGGGAATATAACGGGTCAGCATGGGTTACGACGCAACCATTCCTATCAGACGGCCTATCATTTTCCGCCGCCGCCAAAGCAACTACTTTAAATAATCTTCAATCCGCCCCAATATCAGAAACCACCACGGGGCGCATATTAGCATTATCAGATGCATCCCAATATATCCGCTATACCCATGCCAGCGGGTGCGCCATCACCATGCCCCAACAAGGCTCTGAGGTAGGTCAAGTTATATGGCCGGATGGCGCAATCATCTACGGCAGGCGGGTGGGAGCAGGGGCGATCACCTTAGGCGGAAGTGGGATCACATTCAATAATTCAGACATCGCCAACGTCCCTGTTGGCGGCTCGTTCGCGCTTCGCAAGGCGGCAACGGACAGTTGGGATTTTATCTAATCATGAATTTGCTATCGGTCATCGCAAGCAGCAGACGGCGCATGGATGCCGATGTGCTAGCATTCCGCACGGTCAGCGGTGCGACTGATGTGACCATTGCCAACCAGCTTGCAAAATACCTGAAGGCTCAGTCGCTGTGGCCGAGTTGCCGATTCTTTCCGTTCAAGGCGGCTCAGAACAAAGGAAGCGGAACAACGGTTTATGGATTGGGTGGGTGGACATCGAATGATGTGACGCTGGTCAACGGTCCTGTATGGGGTGCTAATGGAGTGGCGTTTGATGCTGTGGATGATCGGGGGACATGGGATGGGACTGGGATCGCAACGCTTTCGGAACTCTATTCCTTCGATGTTCAGATTCCGACAGGAGCGAGCTTGGCGGATACGGCTAGGTATGGGGTTTTATCAGTCGGATCTAACGGAGCAAACACTATCGTTTATATGAATATAGTTGCCAGTGCTATTTATCAAGAAACAATAGCGTTTGGTGTTACTGCCAACGCTGACGTCAGGCGCGCTGGTTCGTCAACCCCGTCATGGTCCGCTGGCGATCGGACACAAATTATCAGCAGGCTCGCGCAAACGGGCTCCGCGATGTGGAAAAGCAAAAGCGCGGCCACACTGGACAAAAAAAGCGGAACGCAAGACTTCCGACCGTCTCAGAGCGGGTGGACTTCTGGCTCTATATTAAACATAAATTGCTCCGACAACGGAGGGGGCAACTATGCAAACTTCGTCGCCACCACCCGCGTTGCCCTCCTCTTCTGTAAAACCTCCCTCACTCAATCGCAGCGAGAAACTATAACGGATTACTTGGACGCCCTGTAACACCCAACTTCACATGAACATCATCACCCTCCCGCACCCCTCCCCCGAACCCTCGGCCACATTAATAGCCCGCAGCGAACTAGGGCATCTCAACGCCAGCCTTGCCCGAAGAGTCGAGGAACATTCTGCACGATACGCGGCATTTTGGGACGCTAATGACGCAACGCCTGATGAGATACTGGCCGCGATGGGGGGGGGCGCTATTGTATGGCTGGCCTGCGCCGCTGAGAGTGTCGGCCATATTTCCCGCATCGCCGCCATCGTCGGCCTATCCCTAACCGACTTCCTGCCCGCCGACCGCTGGCAGCCCCGGCGCGGGTTTGTGGTGGCGGATGGCCGCGTCACGCTCGAACCTCCCGTTGACGGGTGCGACCCGCACGGATTGCTCATCCCGCTGCCGCCCGATTTACCCGCTCCCGATCCGACCGATCCGACCGATCTCCCTCTCCCTGAATCCGATCCAGCCACTCCACCCGCTCCATGACCTCCCAAATCGACACACTATCCGCCGGTCTGGCGGCGATCGCTGCAAGCACCGTTGGTTCCCGCATCCTGCCGTTTCTGGCCGATACGGCGGATGTGCCGATGCCTGACTGGCTGCGGGTGCTGCTAGGTCCGCTGGGCGCGCTCGGCTGCCTCATCGTCGCGATCTGGTGGATGGCGCAGCGCCTCAACCGCGCCGAGTCCCGCTTCGAGGAGCGCGACCATGAGCGCGACGCGGACAGGCGCAGCCTGATTCTGGTGGTCGAACAAAACTCTCAGGCGCTCCGTGAGGTTACGGGCGTCATTTCGAAATGCAAAGGACACCAACACAACAACACGCCATGAAGAACTGGAAAACCACATTGCTAGGGGCCGCTGCCGCGGTCGTCGTCGCCGTCTCCACCTATGCTAACAACGGGGGCAACCTCGCCGACTGGAAGCTGTGGGCGGGCGCTGCCGTCGCTGCTCTATTCGGGTACTTCACCAAGGACGCCGGGGTGACTGGCACCAAGGTTTGACACCATGACGGCACTGTTCGCTGCCATCGCCGCCGCATGCAACGCCTACGCTGCGTGGGTCGGGATGCGGCAGCGGGAGCGGTACGCCGACCTCGTACTCCAAGCAAAGGATGAACTGGACAAGCATACTCCTGCTGGCAATCAGCGTGCTGCCCTCCTGTCAGACTTCGCCAAGCGCGAAAGCACTGAACCGGAGCGCACTCTATGACCCGCCGATGATCTCGCTGCAACGCGGAATCACCTATCGCTTTGTCGAGGGCGACCTGGTTGGTCGCGGGCAGTTTTTTCATAGCGACTACGCATTCCAAAACGCCTTCCTGCTGGGGCTCAAGCCTCCAACCAAATGAATCCACTCCTTGGCTGGATTGTGACATACGCCATGGCGGTGCTGGCAGCAGTGCTCGCGTGGCATATTCTCGCCTGGCACATCCTGCCGTGATCTACAAAAGTTCTACGTTTTCGCGCCTCACGGTGCCGCATGGTGTTTCATAACTCGTTGTAAATGCGCGAAAAGCCTGGAGCCGCAAAGAGCCAGCACGGGTTCGAGCCCCGTCCGCTCCGCCATCCCTCGGGAAATAAAGCCCTGCAATTCAATGAGTTGCGGGGCCTTTCTTTGCCTGCCACACCCATGTTCTGCGATGTTCTACGGATCGAGCACGGCAAACCACAGCCCCGCATCGTCCCGCGATTTGGCGTCATGGTAGGAACGCCGGGCCTCGCTTTCGGAGTTGCCGGCCTCGAGTGCGGTTTGAGCGAGCCCGACTTGGGCGGCCCGGTATGAGATGAACGAATTGCGCAGGGCATTGTTGCGCCATCCGCCGATGATGGCGCCCAGCGTGGCCGTGACGGCCTCGGAATGCTTGAGTCGCTTGTTGGGTGGCCGAACCGGACAGACGCGGCCAGACGCGCCCACAGAGAGCCACCGCGCCGCGCCTGGCTGTACCGGGATCATCCTGCGCTCGTTGAGCTTGGACGTCTCGGGCCGCACGGTGATGAGTCCGCGGGTCATATCGATGTCCGACCACATGAGCGGGCTCTTGTCCGATCCGGACGGCGGGAATAATTCCGAGTAGCGCAAACCGTGGAACCCAGACAAGACCAGCCACGGCGCGTATTCCGGCGGGCAGGCGGCGAGCATGGCCCGCATTTCGTCGGGCGTGATGGTCTCGGGGATCTTGCGCGTGACGCGGGGGACTTCCAGCATCTCGGCGGCCGTCAGTTCATGGGGCAGGTACTTGCGCCGGCGCGCCCAGCGGAACAGGTTGACGGCTGATGACCTGAGGTTCTTGCGGCGCTTGGCGGATTTGCCGGCGTGCTGGCTCATCCAGCGCTCCATGTCGGCCACGCTGATTGCTGTCAGTTTGGTTTCCGGCCCGAACGCGGCTTGCAGGCCGCGCATGTCGCCGCGCAAGGAGCGGATGTTCCGCTCCGACAGGCCGCGGTTGGCTTCCTTGAGGGCGAGGAACTCGGCAATGGTGGCGTGCAGGGTCACGGATTGGCCCTGCGCCTGTTGCCAGTCGAGAAAGGCGGCGTAGCCGGTGAGGTGAGGATCGGCCGCCAGGATGTGGGCGAGGCGCGCGCGGACGGATGGCGGCAGTTCGCCGGGCTCGATGGCGCCGGCCAGCAGTCTGGTGATTTTCCCGACCAGACGCTCGGGGGTGGCGGCGGTCATCTGGCGGCGCGAGCCGGTGTGCGGGTCGATGTGGTCCCAGCGCCAGTAATCGTGCCCGGCGGGATGCCGCCACGGATAAATCTCGACGCTGAATTTCCCGACCTTGAGCGTGCGGCGTTGGAGCATGGCATGTCAGATCTTCACCTTGCCGCATTGCTTGCCGCGGAACGGCTTGAAGGCGCTCACGACGATGAGTGGCAGCCACACGAAAAGTGCCCACACAGCGCAGGTGAATACGGACATGAGCAAGTGCAGCGCGTGATTCGGGCTCTGCCTAACGAATGGACGGTGTTGCTCGCAGTACGAGCAGTAGCGGCGAATGGTTTGTTCGGACATGGTGTTAGGACGGGCATGTTTCAAGCCAGAAGCTCGAGCACGAGGCGCGTCACCTTGCCAGGTTTTTCGCGGTTCTCGGTGGATATTCTAACAATTTCTTCGCCGATTCTTTTCATGCAATCGGTGGGGATGAATTTAGGGGTGAACACCACATGCACCATGGCGGCTTGGAGGGCGCTTGCCACGGCGGCAAAACCTTTGTTGCGGTCAAACTCGGCGGCGATCTGCATGGCCCTGGCTGAAATCTGCGATTCGTCTACCCTGCGGAGCTTGAAAAAGCTGATTCCCAAAATGTGCATCAGTTTCTCCACTTGATCGTCGGAAATGGTTTTTATTTGGCCGTTAAGGAGCCTCGTGGCCCATGATTTGTGCAACCCCATCGCGTCGGCAAGCCAAATCTTGGTTTGCTTCTTCTTTCGCAATCCTTGCAAAATCAATGCTTTAGCTGATTCGTCAATAGTCATAACAAAAGAAGAATAAAAAAAAGTTGCGCCTTATGCAACTTTTTTCTTGCGTGAAGTTGCGAGTTGCGCAACTTTCGCGCCGCAACCAATGTCAACCATGCCAAAAGTAATCCTCACCGCCCCTGTCGATAAGACGGTACAAAAAGACGTCCACTTGCAGGCCAAGAAACACAACATCCCGATCCGCGTGCTCTGCGCCATGCTGATCGAGCACGGCTTGGAAGACATCGCTAAAGGCAGGCTGGAGGTCACCCGCCCCAGCCTGGTCAAGTCATAACCTGCCGCGTCCATGGCCACCGAGATCACCCCAACCGAACGGCGCTACGTGCTGGACGCCGCCGCCGCCATCCTCGCTGACGACCTGTCGCGCAGCATGGAATTGCTCTACCCGGAGCAGGTCGCCTACCTCTGCAAGTGCGACTGCCGGACGCTGGAAAAGAAGGGGCTCGTCCGGCGCTACATGGGCCGGTCTGTCCGTTATCGCAGGGCTGACGTGGAGGCGCTGATTGCCACCAGCGGCCAGCAACCGCGACCAAACGCCGGTGGCAAATGAGAAGCCAGTCCATGCGGAACCAAGCAACACACCAACCGACCTAACACCATGTCACATTCATTCAACAAATTCACCCTCACCGACGAGCAGCTTGACTGGCTGCATGAGGAGTTCAAGGCGCGGGCCACAGCGGGTGGAGGTTTCGGCATGGCCTACGAGGAGGCGGCGCGGATGCTCAACAATGCGCGGATGGACGCCCACAAGGAACGCTCCGCGAAGGTGCTGGCGAAGCTCAAGCAGAAACACCAACTCGGAGTATGAGCCACGACCCCAACCAGAGAGCCATGAACCGCGACCGATTCGTGCATGAGGATGACGAGCGCCCGCTGAGAGACAGGTTCAGCGACGATGAGTGTGCGCGAGGTGACTACGAGTACGACCTACAGCGCGACAATGACCTGATTGCAAAACTTGAATCCAACGACAAGCCATGAACCATTACGAACGAAGAGCGAAAGAAGACGCGGGCCGCGGGATGGTGTGCCTGGCCGGGGCGGCAGTCATGGTGACGCTGTGCGTGGTGTCAGCGGCATGCCTGCTGGCGGGGTGGGCGGTGGTGTGCGGCTGCATGGCGGTGTTCTGCTGGTTCGGGGCGCGGGTGTATTTCCATGACGCGGCGGTGAACCGGCGCAAGGCGCGGTGGCGCGAGAGGCCACACGATTTCCCATACTGAAACAAACGCGGCCCGCGAGGCAGGGCACCAAAAAGACAAACCACCATGAGCAAACCAACGAAACAAAAGATCGCACCGATCACCATCAAGACCACCGTCAAACCGGGAGGCCACTCCATCTGGGACGCGGTGACCACGACTTATCTAAAAACCGCCATGAAGGCGCGCGGCATTCCGATTCCGAAAACAAAGGATGAGATGATCGGGCGCATCAAGGACTGGGCGGCGACGAACGGTGCAACCTTGCATCTGACCATCGGCTAACAAACAAACCATTCACCACTAACAACAACAACACATATATGAAACTGAGCGAAAAGAAAGGCGGCGACTTCACGCCGCATCCTGAGACTGACGGCACCGTGAAGGCGGTGATTGTGGACATCACGCCCTTGAAAAAGGTGCAGAGCGAATACGGTGAGCGGGATGTGTTCCGCCTGGTGTTTGAGACGGAAGTGGTGGACGAGGACAAGGGCCACCGGCATTGCATCTGGAGCCGTCCGTACACGCCTTCTTTGAACGAAAAGGCAAATCTTCGCAAGGATCTCAAACGCCTGCTGGGCCGCGACCTGACGAAAGCGGAACTGGAAGAGTTCGACACGGAAGGTCTGATGGGGATGGGCGCCAAGCTCATCATCCAGCATGAAGAGGGCAAGGATGACAAGACGTATGCCATCATCTCATTCATGGGGCCCGACAAGGACGGCAAGCCGCTCAAAGCGAGCGGGAAGTACATCCGGGTGAAGGACCGCGAGGACAAGCATTACGACAATGGCGGCGGCGATGCTGCCGGCAGCCAGGCGGGCTATCGGAAGGCACCGGGAGCGGCCGAAGATGAAGGCCGTCAGCCGTGGCAGAAGTGCAAGGTGCACGTGGGCAAACACGCGGGGGTGGATCTGGGTGACCTGGACACGCCGGCCGTGGAGGCGCTTATTGAGAAGTGGTTGCCCAAGGCGAAGGCGGAAGCAAAGCCAAAGGCCGACGACAAGCGGCTGATGGCGGCCTTGCAGGAGGTTAGCGATTTGATGACCGGCACGGCGCAAGTGGCGGAATGCGAGTTCTAACCTGAAGCATCCTCATTCCCCCCATACCCACCACCATGACCATCGCCGAATTATTGGCCAGGAAGGCAGCCACCGCAGGTACTCGCGCGGCGACGCTGGAAAAGCCTGCCCCCGTCAGTCCGCTGATTGTGCGGGCGGGCGGGGTGGAGCCGGAGCCGGAAGCACCGCGGCAAACGGTGGAGCCGGAGCGGCGCAGCCTGGGCGGCCCCAAGGGGGAGATGGTGCCGGTGACGCCAGCCCATGCGACGCCCGAGGAGGCGGCGTGGCATCTGGCGGCGCAGGGGTTGGAGGGGGAGCTGTGCGCGGTGCGCCATCCGGACGACCCGGAGACGGCGTGGATTGCACTGCGCCACCCGAGCAACCGCGCGCTGCCGATGCTGCTGCTGCATCCGCTGCCGTGGGTGCTTTACGACGAGGCGGTGCCGGGGACGGTGCGGCCGGAAGACGAGCCGTATTGAGCATTCAGGAGCACCTGGCGGAAGCAGCGCGCAAGGCTCGCGTGAAACCCTGCCCGCCAGGTCTGTGTGAGAGATGCTTCCACCAACGCTACCGCATGTTTGCCCTCGGGACATGCGTGTGCACGGGAGACATCAGCCAGTTTGCACCGAGGCTTTTTGAGAGAGGCTGACAACATAACAACCAAACAGAAAAACAAGCGATGAATGAACTAACGAATGAAACGACGCAGGACTTCCGCGCGCTGATATTGCAGGGCGACGGGTATGAACTCATCGTGCCGCCCGAGGCCGCGGCGCGCAAACAGGAACTCATGGCGCTGGCCGGTGCCGTGGTGTGCGTGAATGACCACGAGGAGAGCCAGATGGCGCAGCACGCGGTGCGCCGGTTGTCGGAAATCCGCCTCCAGGTGGAGAAGGGACGCGAGTTGGTGAAGCGGCCGGTGCTAAAGATCGGCAAGGAGATCGACGCTGCGGCGAAAGAATTCCTTGCGGACATAAAGACGGAAGAGGACCGCATCCGCAAGCTGGTCGGCGACCACGCGCAGGCAGTGGCACTGGCCAAGGCACAGAAGGAGGCGGCGGAACGCGCGGCATTCGAGACGGCTCGCAAGGCGCGCGAGGAGGCGGAAGCGGCGGCGGCGAAAGCCACGCAAACCAACACCATCGCCGATGTGATAGCCGCCAAGCAGGCGGAACGCGAACGCGAGGCGGCGCTGGCAGCCCGCATGGACGCCAGCGCGGAAGTGGCCGCCGAGACGTTGGCCGGCGGGGTGCGCTTCGCCCTCGATTACGAGGTGTTCGACATGGAGTTGCTGATGGCGCGGCGCGACCTGGTGGAAATCACGCCGCGGCGCTCGGTGATCCTGGCGGAACTGAAAGCCATGGAGGTGGACGGCAACAAGCCGTCGTCCTATTGGGCGGCGCTGGGGTTGCGGGTGTTCAACCGGCCGGTGGTGGCGAGCAGATAGAAGAATCTCCTAAACCAAACAACTGATAGAAAAAACGAGCATGCAACACAAGACGATCAAGCAATCACTCATCTGCGACCTGACCGACAAGGAACGGCGCGAGTATGGCATCCAACTGGCAACCACGCTGGGCGACATGGAGGACGTGGAGGCGGAAAAGAAACGCCACATGGACCACTACAAGGACCGCCTCGGCGGGATGCAGGCGACGGCCGACACGCTGGGCCGCAAGGTGCGCGACGGCAAGGAATGGCGCGACGTGGAATGCCGGGTGGTGCTCGGCCAACCCGATAAGACGCACAAGCAGACGATCCGCCTGGACACCGGCGAGACGGTGAAGACGGAGATGATGGATGAATACGATTTGCAGCGGGTGCTGCCGCTGGATGAGACAGAAGAGGAGAAGACAGAAGACAGAAGACAAGAGGAAGACGACTATGCGGGGACTGGCTGGGACGAGGAACTGCTGGAAGACACGCTGGTGGATTTGCTGGAAGCTCTGCCACGCGAACGCGCGGAATTTCTGGCAAACGCATTCGGCGATGGCACCGGCGGCGCGTTCCTGGATTACGTGCTCGGCAGTGCCCGCGCTTGCGATGCGGTGAAGCACGAAGCGAAGCGCGCGATGCTGGAAGTGGCCCCGGACTATCCGCATGAGTGGATCAGCGAGGAGGCGATGGCAGAGTTGCTGAAAATCACCAAGGAGAAAACCGAGAAGAAACAACTGGCGGCATTGCAGAAGGCCGGCCAATCGCTGCCGCGCCAATTGCTGTGCGAAATGGATTTGCTGGTGTTCTCGCAAGCGGGCCCCGACCTGCCGGTGAATCTCAAAGTGCGCGAGGTGTTGGAAAGCGGCGTGGCCGAACAACTCGCGTTCGACGATCCGGCGCACACGGGCAAGAACCTGATGGTACAGGATGACGAACCGGAGGGCGGAAGTTATTGATCCATGAGCGGTGGCACCTTTATTCAAAAAGTCAGGGTGGGACAATGGTTGGTTAAAGGGTCACCCAAGGGTCAACCGCGCCCCCGCGCGTTTGTGCGCGGGGGGCGGGCGGCGGTGTATGACTGCGGCACCGCGGAAGGGTGGAAAGGACAGGTGGCCGTGGCGTGCCGCGAGCTGGAAGGGCGCTGCCTGCACCAGTGCCTGGCGGTGTCGCTCACGTTCTATCTGGCGCGGCCGAAAGGGCATTTCCGCAGCAATGGCCAACTCAAGCCGAATGCGCCGGTATTCCTACACGATAAGAAGCCGGACGTGGACAACCTGGCAAAAGCGGTGCTCGACGCGCTGACCGGCATCCGGGCGTGGCTCGATGACGCGCAGGTGTGCGAGCTGAATGTTAGAAGATACTACGAGCTTCCCGGCGAGTATGTGCAGGGGTGCCTGATTCGGATTTCAGAACTGACGGAGGCAACGCTATGAAACTAACAGAAGAAGAATTGGAACAGGCGAAGCGCGAGGCGGCGCGGTATTTGTCTGGCATGGCACGCAGCGGGAAGGCTGCGGATTGCCCGCGCTGCAACGGCTCGGGCTCGGTGCGGGTTGGCCTCGGACGCCGAACGCAGGACTTTAAGCGGTGCCCGGAATGTGTTGGTGCTGGAAAGGTGACTCTTACCCAGGAAGATGTGGATATCATGAAGAAATACCCGCGCCACACGCTGGCGCAGGCGCGCGAGATCGACGGCCCGCGGCTCCCGTACACGGGCAACGGAATAGTCAGCGGGTTTGAAAAACTCATCGCGCAAGAGCGGGGCGATTTCCACCTCGGAGGGGAACACACATGAAAACCGATCCTGACCAAAGCGCTGCACTCGCCAGAATCAATGAGGGCAAAAACGTCTTCATCACCGGCCCGGCCGGCACGGGTAAATCCTCCGTGACGGTGGAGGCCATCCGCCGGCGCATCGGCGACCGCTCGCTGAAAGTGTGCGCAACCACTGGAGTGGCGGCATTGAATCTGCGGGATAAGCTGCACGCGCTCTTCGGCCAGCACGTGGACACGTCCACGATCTACCGGTGGGCTGGCATCGGGATCGGTCCAAAAGACGGCCAGTCGTTCGACGATTATCTCGGGTACATGCGCAGCCGTGGGCGCTCGTTCGACGGCGCAGTGCAGCGCATCCGCGGCACCAAGACACTGGTGCTGGATGAGGTGAGCATGCTGCCGGGGCGGATCCTCGAATTGGTAAACTTCGTGTGCCGCGAGGTGCGCGGCGACCCGCGGCCGTTCGGAGGCATCCAGGTGATCGCAGTGGGCGATTTTCTGCAACTGCCGCCGGTGAGCAAGACCGGCCGCTACGATTGGGCATTCGCATCTCCGGTGTGGGCGGCGCTGGGGTTCTCCAACGTGACATTGCGCACGGTGCACCGCCAGGGCGACCCTGAGTTTGTGCGCATCCTCAATGATTTCCGCGAGGGCAGCATCTCCAAGGACAGCGCGATCATCCTGAAAAAGCGGGTGGCGATGTTTCCTGACAGAAACATCCTGCGCCTATTCACGCACAACGCTCAGGTGGACAAGTGGAATTCCTACCAACTCGGCACTATCGATGGCGAGCCGACCGAGTTTGCGGCGACGGGCACCGGCGAGAGCAGCGAAATCGAATGGCTGCAAAAGAACCTGGTGACCCCCACAATCCTGAAACTCAAGCCGGGCGCCCGCATAATGGTGACGGCGAACCTGCCAGACCCGGAGAAGCCGGAAAGCCTGCGCGCCGCTAATGGCGACATGGGCGAGGTGCTGACGTGGGATGGCGCACAAATCCGCGTGCGCTTGGACAACGGCCGCACCATCACGGTGGAGCCGCACAAGTGGGAGTTCGACCCGACGCGCGAGGGCTCGGCGGTCTTCACCCAATTCCCGCTGCGCCTGGCATGGGCGGCAACCATTCATAAGTCGCAGGGCCTCACCCTCGACGCGGCATTGATCGACATCCGGGCGGCGCGCGAGCCGGGGCAGGCGTATGTGGCGGTTTCGCGCGTGCGCTCGATCGACGGACTGCACCTTAAAGATTGGTTTTCCGGGATGTTCATCTCGCCGGAAGCCAAGGAGTTTCACCGGCGGATCGCGGCCGGTGTATCAATTGATACCACCGCGCCCAAGGTGAGCGCGCCGGCATTCAAACTGGATAGGGAGGAACTGCCGTGGTGAATGCCAGTGAATTGAAACCATTGTTCATCCCGCTGAAATCTGCGGGCCTGAAACCGCGTGCTCTTGTATCACTATCGAATTGAACGACCAGCCCACCCGTGGGCGCAACTGAAAAAGCAACATGAAAACCATCTGCAAGCACGGATACCCCGCAGACCTTTGCGGAACCTGTAACCCAATAGCCAAAGTGACAGCGAAT